ATTGCATCACAACATTAGACAGTTGAGTTGTAGAGAATTATATGATTTAAGATATATAGAGGCCACAAAAAAGGTTTATAGATATGAAGCTTAAAAAAATAAAAGTTTATGGCAGATTAAGAAAGTTTTTAGGGCAGTCATATTTTGAAGCGGCTGTTAATAGTCCAAAACAGGCATTTCATTTTTTAATTGCAAACTTTCCAGAGTTAGAAAATCATATGATGAATCAGTTATATAAGATAAAAATGGGCGGTATGGATATTACAGATGATTTATTAAATTTACAAAGTGATGAAGATATACAAATTATTCCTATTGCCATAGGTGCAAAAGGTGTTGCTCTTGGTGCTTTAGGAGTTTTTGGTGGGGCTGCTGCAACTGCGGCTGGAGTAGCTGGAACTGGTTTTTTAGGAACTGCTGTACTTGGAACTACTATTGGAGGGATTATTGGAGGTGGCTTAACAGCTATCGGTACAAGTTTGTTAGTTAACGAAGCTACAAAATTACTTACACCAACACCAGATATACCTACTGCTGTTGTTACTGATACTTTTTCACAGAATGATCCTACTTTTCAATCTTTTGGTTTTGGGTCAATTTCTAACGTATCTCAGGCTGGCGTTCCGATCCCAATAATATATGGAGAAGTTTTTACAGGTTCAGTTGTAATTAGTTCTGGTATTGATACTGTGCAAGTGGAGGGAACAACTTAATGTCAATAAGAGGAAGACGATCTGCTTTTAATAGAAATAAGTTAGAAGAAGCTGGGGTTGTACAGCCGAATCTACCTAAAGATGCCCTTCAATCAAAACAATTTCAAACGCTGATTGAATTACTAGGGTCAGGAGAGATAGAGGGGTTTCCAAGTGCTACAGGTAGTAAGGGGTCGACTGAATACAACACTTCAGCATTAAAAGATGTATTTCTTAATTCTACACAGGTTTTACAACAATCAGCAGGCACAAATCCTAATGATGAAGACTTTAACTTTCAGAATATTACTTTTGAGCCTAGATTTGGTACTTCAAATCAAACAGCTCTTGCTGGTATATCAGAAACAGAATCAGAAACTAGCGTTGGTGTAATAGTTACAAAAGATACGCCTGTTTCAAGACAGATAACAAACACAAATATTGATGCTGTAAGAGTTACGCTTGCTTTTCCGTCAATGCAAAAATTTGAAGATAACGGAGATATTAATGGAGCTTCAGTTATTTTAAATATTCAAACTATTGAAAATGATGGCACAACAAAAACTGTTATATCTGACACTGTAAAAGGAAGAACAGCAAGCACATATTTTCGAGATTATAAAATTAATCTTCCATCTGGTACTAGCTTTCCTGTCACTATCAGAGTAAATAGAACTACAGCAGACAGCACAGAACCAACTTTACAAAATAGTTTTCAGTGGTCATCTTTTACAGAAATAATTAACGAATCAAGAGCCTATGCAAATTTTGCTCATGTAGCTTTACGTTTTGATGCTGAATCTTTTCCTAATCAGCCCAGACGTATGTTCAGAATTAGGGGAACAAAGATCAAGATACCGCATAATGGAACTGTTAGGGCTGATGGATCTATTAGTTATAGCGGTACATTTAACGGAACTTTTAAAACAGATAAAGAATACTCAAATGACCCAGCTTGGATTCTATATGACTTGCTTACAACGTCAAAAGGTTTTGGAGATCATATTGCAGAATCATCATTAGATGTTTTTAGCTTTTTCTCTGCTAGTCAATATGCAAGTGAGCAAGTAGATGATGGGGCTGGTGGTACGGAGGCCAGATTTTCTTGTAATGTAGTTCTTAATTCTCAAAGGGCTGCATACGATACTATTAACAATCTTGCCTCTGTTATGAGGGCAATGCCTTTTTATTCAGCAGGGGCAGTGAATATAAGCTGTGATAAACCTACAGATGCAAGTTATATTTACAATCTAAGTAATGTTTCTGAAGCTGGATTTGCATATTCTAGTGCTAGTAAAGACACAAAATTTACTGTTGTTAATGTTTCTTACTTTGATATGGAAACAGCCGAGATAGATTATGAGACTGTAGAAGATACAGCATTACAGGCAAAATATGGCATAGTAACAAAAAACTTAAATGGCTTTGCCTGTACATCAAGAGGTCAAGCGGCAAGGCTTGGACGCTGGTTTTTATATACACAAAACAATGAAGCAGAAACAGTTACATTTACCGCATCATTAGAAAGTGGAACAATAGTCAGGGTTGGAACTATAATCAATATTGCAGACCCTATGAGGGCAGGGGTAAGAAGGGGAGGACGTATAAAAACAGGAGTATCTACAACACAGATTATTGTTGACGATCAAAATAATACAGATTTAGCAACATCAGGTTCAGCAACTTTAAGTGTAATTTTATCTGACGGCTCTTTAGAAACTAAGACAATAAGTTCTGTCTCAGGAGCAACCATAACTGTTGATTCTGCATTTAGTTCAGTGCCACAAGCAAACAGCGTTTGGGTGATAGAAAATACATCTGTTGAACTTCAGACTTTTAGAGTTGTATCTGTAACAGAACAAGAATTATTAAATTATCAAATAGTTGCTGTTGTTCATGATCCAAATAAATATGCTTTTGTAGAAGATGGCACAGCATTGCCAACAAGAACAATAACAACACTTACTGCATTAAAACCAGCACCAAGCAGTTTGCAGGGAACAGAACAAATCGTGGTCTTAAATAATAGGGCTGTGAGTAAATTATTTATTCAATGGCAACCTGTAAGCGGTGTTACAGAATATATGGTTCAATATAGATTCCAGAATGAAAACTTTATATCAGAGCGTATTGCAAGATCAGATTTTACAATTTTTGAAACTTTAAACGGAACTTATGAAGTAAGAGTTTTTAGTTACAACGCATTAGGAAAACCAAGCACAAATCCAGCAACCACAACTTTCACCACTGTAGGAAAAACGGCTTTGCCTGATGATGTGCAAAATGTACAGATTGAACCTCTATCAGATCAGTTTGTAAGATTACGTTTTGATAAATCGACTTCGGTTGATGTAGTGCATGGGGGCAACGTAGTTATACGTTCATCTAACTTGACAACAGGAGCAACTTTTACAAATGCTATTGATGTAATTCCAGAACTTTCTGGAAATATTAGCGAATCAATTGTGCCTAATATTGTAAATGGTACTTATCTCCTTGCTTTTAGGGATGATGGCGGCCGACTTAGTGCAAATGCCGCATCAATAAAAAATATAAATACAAAACCTGATGTATTTCCAAAACTTACGATTTTAGAAGATAGGGAAGATTTAGACAGCCCACCTTTTCAAGGTGTTAGAGACGATTGTTTCTTTTCTGATGAAGTTAATGGTCTTGTTTTAGGATCAACAACATTAATTGATGATGTTACAGATTTTGATGCGATAGCAGATTTTGATTTTCTTGGTAATGTTGACTTTTTAACAGGTGGTCAATACTTCTTCGCAAATACTCTTGACCTTGGAGGTAAACAACCTTTAAAACTAAGAAGACATTTTGTGACTCAGGGTTTCTTACCTAATGATTTGATTGATAAAAGAACTGCTAATGTTGATACTTGGACAGATTTTGACGGGGCGACCGCCTTTAATGTGAACGCCACTTTATCTGTTGCTGTATCAACTGATTCTGACCCTGATTTGTCAGTGTCGGCTACATATACAATTAATGATGGTTCTGGCGGTGCAGGCACGATAATTACAATTACAAAATCATCACATGGTTATAGTGTCGGGAGTCTTGTAACTCTTGATTTTACTTCTGGCACTGGTGTTGATGGTGATTATTTAATAGCTTCTGTTCCTAATGCAAACACCTTTATTTTAAATTCTGCAACTTCTTTAAACACAAGTGGAAACTGTAACTTTTCAGCAGAATTTGAACCATATCAAAAATTTGTAAACGGTACATATATTGCAAGAGGTTTTAAGTTTAAATGTGACTTATTATCGACTGATCCAGCACAATCTATTGAAATAGACCAACTTGGATATTTCGCTGAATTAGATAGTAGAACTGAAACAAGTCTTGGTAATGCAGCCGCTTCAAGTGGTGGATTTATTGCAAGCGGCACTTCTACAAAATCTGTAACTTTCACAGATAGTTTCTTTACGGGTCAGTCAGGCACTAGTGTTGCAGCAAATAGTGTTTTACCATCAATAGGAATAACAATAGAAAATGCTTCATCTGGTGATTTTTTTACATTGTCAAACATCACTGGCACAGGTTTTGATATAGATATTAAAAATGGATCTAGTCATGTAAACAGAAACTTTAAATATGCTGCAACAGGCTTTGGGCGTGGTAGTTAAGAAATGCTGTTTGACTTGGATTTTTTGAAGAATACAAGTAAAATAAGTTTAGATATTAATTTATTTTTACTTGTTATTACTTTATGCTTGTAATTTACTTTTAAAAATATAATTAAATAACTCTCAAACCTATTGGTATAACTAAGATGTCTCCACAACATGACTATGTGATCGATAATTCCACAGGCGCGAATGTCCGTTCAGACATCAATAGTGTTTTACAGGCAATAGCAAGTAATAATTCTGGTTCTTCTGATCCTTCAACTACTTACGCTTTGCAATTTTTTGCTGATACTACAAACTCAATAATGAAATTGCGTAATACGGCAAACAACGGTTTTATTGAATTATTTAAGTTAGACGGTACATTTCTTATAAATGATGGCTCTGCTGGTTCTCCGTCTATAGCACGTAAAGGAGACTCAGATACAGGTTTGTTTTTTAGCGGAGATAATGTAATAGATTTTACGGCTGGTGGAACAGGCAGAGTTTCAATAAGTACAACAGAAATGATAATTAATAACAATGGTGATGATTTTGATTTTAGAGTCGAAGGAGATACACAGTCTAGTCTTTTAAAAATAGATGGTGGTACAGAACGGATAGGAATTTGTGAATCTTCTCCAGATGCAATGTTACATGTATTTGATTTTAATAGTGCATCTGATAGGGCTGCTTTTAAACTTGAAGCATTTAGACCAAAAATAAGATTAGAGGACAGAACTTCTAGCTCATCTTCTGCTGAAATTTTATGTGATACAAATGATTTTAGAATCAATCTATCTGCTCCATCAGATGATACAACAAATCTTACAGAGCGTTTTAGGATTGATAGTGCTGGCCGAATAGGAGTGGGCACAAGTTCTCCAAGTTCATATAATTCATTTGGAGATAATTTAGTTTTAAGAACATCAGGTAATACTGGACTTACTCTTAGTGCTGGAGGAACTTCTGACTGTACCATAAATTTTAGTAACGCTGAAGATACTCATGTATCAGCAGCAATAGATTACGATAACAACACTAATTTACTAAGATTACGAGCTGGCGAATCTGATGGAGTTATATCTTTTTGCACAGTGTCAAACACTGAGAGAGCTAGGATTAACAGCAGTGGTCGTCTAATGGTGGGAGAGACATCAGATGCGGCCTTTACTGCAAATTTACTCGTTGCTGTTGGTAGTGCATCAACGGCTGGAATTACAACAAATTCTGGTTCAAGTAATGAAAGACATGCATTAGCGTGTGTTAACACAAACGGTCATATCGGTGGAATTAGAACTTCTGGTTCAGCAACATCATTTAATACATCATCTGACTATAGATTAAAAGAAAATGCAGTAGCAATATCTGATGGTATTACAAGATTAAAAACACTTAAACCATACAGATTTAATTGGAAAGCCGATAGTTCAACACAAGTAGATGGATTTTTTGCTCATGAAGTAACAGCAGTTCCAGAAGCAATTTCAGGTACTAAAGATGAAGTTGTAACTCAAACAATGATTGATGCAGGGGATTACGAAGAAGGAACTTTAAATAACCCAATATATCAACAGATAGATCAAAGTAAACTTGTACCATTACTTGTAGCTGCTGTGCAGGAACTTATAGGTAAGGTTGAAGCACTTGAAGCTGCTTAGTATAATAATATTACCTATTAAATTTTTATGACCCCTCAGGAATTATTTGATGAAACACAATTGAAAGTAAAATCATATGAAAATGAGTTAAATGATTTGGCAAAACAGATACAAGAAAAACAAAACAAGTACAATCAAACAGCTATAAATATTAATGCTTGTAAAACAGTCTTGGAAGTTTTGCAAAAAGTTGATGGTGTTTCTGTTGAAGATAACACTTAATATATAATCAAAGTATTTAAAAGTATTATGGCTGTTACTTGGAATGTTGTTGCTTTAGATGCAACAAAAACTGTAGGAAGTTTATCTGATGTCGTAACAACTGTTCACTGGACGGCATATGATGTAGATGGAGAACATACTGGTTCTTCTTATGGCTCTGTAGGCCTTGCTGAAGCTGACAGTGGATCGTTTACTGCATATAAAGATATAACAAAAAATAATGCTGTTGCTTGGGCTAAGGCTGCTATAGGTGCTGATGAAGTTACAAGAATAGAAACATCAATCGCTGCACAGATAACAGAATCTAAAACACCTACAAAATCAACTGGTGTGCCTTGGTCATAGTTAAAACTGACCAATAATTATTGAAATTAGTATAAAAACGATTATTATTGAGCTTTATTCTTTTTAATAATGCTTAAAAAAGTACTAACAATAGCTGCTGCTTCAGCACTATCAACACCTGCATTTGCTGGTTTCTATGTAAATGTAGAGAACAATGGTTCTTATACAGGTAAAGACTATACTGGCTCTGGAACTGACTTACATCTTGGTTATGAGAATGGTAATGCTTTTGGTAGTTACTACATACAAGGTGGTGCGTATCTTAACAATCCAGATAATGCAGACTCAGAAACAAACTTCTCCGGTAAAGTTGGTGGTAATGTAGTTGCATCAAAAAATATTGATGTTTATGGAGAGTTTTCTATAGTGACTGACGATACTAATTCTTATGGAACTAAGGTTGGTTTGAAGTATAAGTTCTAGTCATCATAGACAGAGAAACATAGAGTGGAGCCAATGCACATATAGAGCAGAAAGTTATAATGGTGACAGGTACTAATGCTTTAGCAAAGGCTTCTCTCATGGCTAAAATCTCACAAATATTATCTATTTTAAGTTTTATTATTTCTACGTCAATGCTTGGCGGTGGCGTCTACGCTTACAAGTATTTTTCTTCAGAACAATTTAAGACAAGAGTAATGAATGAAGTTATGGAAAGAGTAACAGAGATTTTACCAACACAGATTGATAAAAAACTACCAACATCAACTGGTAAATCATTACCTCTTTAATGGAAATACCAGAAATTGTTATACCAGAAATAATAATTCCAGAAATAAATCTACCTCAGACTTACATTCCAAATTACGAACATTCAAATATAAATGTTATTGGCTGTAATTATTACCACAGAGACACAAGAAATACTGGCAACAGAAATCTTATATTAGATGATCCGAATGGTGTTATATCTGATTGCCCTTTTCCATCATTTACACCTTTAATATATGATGCACAAAATTTGATTATTACAGAACAGGCAGCACCAGCAACAGAGCAAGAAAAGTTACCAGAGGGAAAACCACCAAAGGCAGAGATACCAAAAGATAAAAAAAAAGAACCTTTAATACCTGATTGCCCATCAAATTCAGATCAGAGGGTGGGCGATTTTCGTAACGAAAAAAGGCTGGAACGTGTCAAGGCTCATAAAAGAGGTGATGATGGAATTGAGTGTATAACGATTTATGAAAACGTCGCATTCAAAGATCAGTACATTCCAGAAGTTTCTACTATTGTATCTACTGCTGTTATTGGCTTGGTTGCTGCCAGTACTCCATTACTACTTAATGCAGTCAAACCACTTGTAAAGCAAATCGTTAAGAAACTGACAAAGAAAAAAGATAAGGTATAATAATTTATAGCAACCAGACCCATTATCAAGTTGTTAACTCAACCTCTGCTCTGTTGAAACGTCAGTTGCTTTTTAATTCGTGCGTATGTGGTATAACTTGATTTGGTGGTATTGCTACTTCTATCCCTTCACAAATACTTGCGTACTTGCCCACGAAAGTTACACCTAAATTAGCTTGCTCACCGCAGAGCTTTAAACGAAACATGGCAGTCTCTAACAGGGTTTTTTGATATAACAATTCTTGATTTTTAATATTTACCTCTGTAGCTCTAAGACATAAATCAGGTGCTTTACCTAAAGGAACAGTTATTTGTGCAGATATTCCATAATTTAAATTAAAATTTTCTTTCTCAAATCTAGGTGTTTCTTGTACATATTTGATCTCGCCAGTATCTTCATCATAAATATTTTGTCTTGTCACAGTCTCTTTAGGGGTATTGAATGACCAAGCATCTGTAACGTAAGGAGTAATTGTAAGACTTGGAGAGCTACATATTATCCCCTGAGACATTCTAAATACTGGGGTACTTTGCGGAGCAATCATAGTCGCATTATTATTGACTGTTCCCTGTGCATTACTGCTTGGAGAAGCAACAGTTGTATTAGCCAAAACCCTTGCAGGGCAAAGGATCACAAGAATTACTGACCAAAGGTAGTTTCTACAGTGGTTGTAGTGGTAGTGTTTATTGTGCGGTTTATTGTTGTTATTGTGTCGATTCCACTGCCAATCACTGACTCTACAAGAGAAAAGGGCTGTCCAGAATT